ATCAATAAATAGAATTGATTATGATCAAGCCTTTAATGAAAATAATTATTCTAGTATTGTTCATAAATATACAGATAGACACATACAGTTTAAGTTTTATGAAGTTATAGTTGATGTGGATGGTTGGGATTATTGGGTTCCAATAAAAACACTATATTCTGACTCATTTCCAAAGTCTGATATTATGAACAAAAGAATTTCAATATCCTTAAGAGATCTATATTGGTATTTAGAATCAATAACAGCGCCACAAATATTAATGACTGAAGTTTCTGTTAGTTCTGCAGTTTCCCTTTTGCTTGATTATATTGGATTTTCTAACTATACTTTTAAAAGAGTGGCTAATGAAAAAGAAGTAATAATTCCATATTTTTTCATTCCTCCAGACAGAAGCGTTGCAGAAATTCTTCAAGACATAGCAGTTTCTACACAAACGGCAATGTTTTTTGATGAATATAATAATTTTGTTATGATGAGCAAAAACTACATAATGCCAACCAAAGAACAGAGGCCAACAACCTTTGCACTTAAAGGAACAAATGATTTATTTGAAGATAGAGAAATTACAAATAAAACTTTGGAAAAATCTAAACTTGCAAATATTATTTCTGTTTCTGCTCAGTCTAACATTGTATATAATGATGGAGTAATTAACTATACTCCAAGACATATTCAAAGATCAATAGGATCTATAAAACAGGCCAACCTTTTAGATGAAGAAAGATACTATACCTATAAACCAGCACTCCTCTGGGAGGTTTCTGGAACTGAAAATACAAAGTCTTTGAATAATGAGATTGGAACCCAATCTTCTTATCTTCTTACAGCAATTCCACTAAATGCAAACCTTTCTGCAGATGTTCCAGTTGTAAAAAATAATGTTGTTATAAATAATACTTTTAGTTTAGGCGAGGCAGTGTTTTGGATTGCCAGATATAACGGGTACTTTTATTCTCAAGGAGAAATCATAAAATACGATGCCGTTCAGCACAATGTTACTGGATTTGGAAATGTCTGGATAACTTCTATTGAAGACTATCAATACTATTTTGCCAAACTACCTTTTAACGGGAAAATATATCCAACAGGTCTAGTAAGAATTTACTCAGAGCCAAAGTATTTTGAGCAGGGTGGCGTAATAAAACTTGAAAATGGGCCAGTAGTAAAGCATGGTCGTGGTCAATTTGGAACAAATGTAGTAGAACATACTGCTGGCATATCTGATTACTGGAAGTCTGATGACAATGCCAAAGGGTGCTATATGGCTTCTGAATATCTTTTTGATAATAAAACCCCAATTCCTGCAACAACAGTTTCTTCTGCAGGCAAAACAACAGACACGGGTGTGTCTGCGGATGCCATAGGAAGAACTTCTACAAGAACTGGTCTTATAAAAAACTTTTTCTCTACAACACTTGCTGGAGAAATAACAACACAAACCCAACAACAGCCTGGATCAATTCAGTCTTCTGCTTTATCTTTAACTGGTCCAAACTTTACAACAAAGGAAAAACCAAGAAACTTTATTTCTTATGTTCATAAATCTTTAGAAAATAAAAAATATAAACATTTTGGAACAAGAATGAGAATTGTTGGTAAGATAGAAAATAATCAAGACAGAGGACAAACCTCCAATGGATCTTCAACATATTTTGTAGTGAATGGAACTACGCCAGATAAAAATATTAATATCTCTGGAGGATCTGCAGGTATAGCCATAATGCTTAATCCTACTACAAATGTTGGATACTATTTTGAGATAGCAGCGTTAGGATTGGGTAAACTATCAGACACAGAAAAACAGGGCGTTAGCAATGTGTTTTTTTATAAAATAAAGTCTAACAATGGATCCGCAGTTCCAGTTAAACTTTGGGATGGTTTGGGACAAATCACAGTTGATGACGGAAAATTTACTGGGCAGTCAAGAAGTTTTGCTGAGGAAAATCCGACGGTATATGATTTAGCAGTAGAATACGAAGACATAGGAACAACAAGAAGGTTCTATTTATATTTAAATGGCGTTATGATAAAGACTGTAGACGATACAGATCCGCTTCCAGTATACTCAAATATTGCACTATTTACAAGAGGATCTTCAAGAGCAATGTTTGAAAATGTATACGCTCTATGCAATAACTATTCTCAAAACACATCTTTCCGTTTGGGTGCTCCAGTCAACTCTGTTTTTGGAGATTCAGAGTTAGATGTCAATGAATCGTTTAGAAAATACTCTATAAGCGGATTGATACAAAATACTTATTTAACTGGTATTAGTTCTTCTGAGCCACCAAAATATGATATCTACTTTGAAGAGTTTGGAAGCATTATGAGAGAATTGGCAGCATTTAACTTTAAATACGATAAAGCATATCCAGCACTTAGTGCAAAAATTTCTCCAACATTTAATAAAATGAAAGGTTATGCAGTATCTGGTTTTAGAGCAGGATCCTACGGAGCAGAGTTTTTAATTTTTAATACAACCGATGCACCTTTGTCATTAGATGAAACTAGCGGAAACTATTTGAGAATTCAGGGAATTACATTTACTCAGCAGTCTGATAACAATCTTACAGTTGATGAATATTTTAACAAGAACAGTCTTGTTTCTAATCCACAGTTTGTTGCAGATAAACTTATATCAAATCCATATAAATTCAAACAAGACTATCAGGATATTAAACTTAGCAGAATGACCTACGGCAAAAAAGATTTTGCTATAGATACAACATATATACAGTCTCAAGATGAAGCAAACAGTTTAATGGAATGGCTAATTGAAAAAATAGCAAAGCCTAGAAGATCTATTGGGGCTCAAATATTTGCAATTCCAACAATACAACTAGGAGACATCGTTAGCGTAGACTACAAAGAGAACGATATAAGCATGGCGTCAAATCCAAATAATCGATTTGTTGTCTACAATATTGAATTCTCAAGAAGTTCTGACGGTCCTTCAATGACTTTATTTTTAAGTGAGGTGGTTTAATGTCAAGCCCAATTAGTTCTGTAGACCCAATTTATCTTTCTGCTGTAGCAGCAATACCAGAGCCATCCCCAAAAAATAATGATGACGGTGTTAAGATTGCAACGCCAGATTTAATATTATCAAATGACGAAACAATGTCAATAGAGATAATGACTGACTTAATTTTTGAAGATATTGGTGGATACGAACTTGCAACAATTTCTAGACATGACCTAATAAATGGTCAAAAGGTTATATATGCACCAATTAAAAATTTAACAGATTTGTATTTACAGTACAACCCAAATAATGTTTTAAGGCTTCAATCGGCAGACTCTTATTTTAAGTCACTGTCACTTTCTATCCTTGATCGTCTTCCAATATGCGGTACTGGATATGACATAGCACCGCCAGTAAGTAATCCAAACGAACCAGATAAGACCAAATGGATAAAAACGCCAAACTGTAAGTCTATATACATAGATCCAATCACTGGAGACCTTGTAATTAATCTTATAAACATGAAAGAAAATGAGCAAGTAGAAGTAGAAATATTGACCGCTGGAAACATTTTTGATGATACAATATACTATGGGAGCAGCCAATGATAACTAATATAGGAAAAAATCTTTTAGCAAAGTACCTTGTTGGGCAGACGCCATCGTATGCGTCCCACATTGCCGTAGGCTGTGGAGCCAAGCCAGTTGTTTCTGACTATACATTTTCCCCTCAAGAGTTAACAGCATTAAAAAATAAAGAGTCTTTAGATTTTGAAATGTTCCGTGCTCCTATTATTTCTAGGGGATTCGTAAATGAAAATGGTTTGTCAAAAGTAGTACTGACAGCAGAACTACCTACGGAAGAAAGATATGAGATTACTGAAGTTGGTATTTTTTCTGCAGGCTCAAATCCAGTGGCTGGATCATTTGATAGCAGGGTAGTTTATTCTTTTGCAGATACGGATAATTGGCGGTATAGTGTTGATGGAGCCTCTCCAATAGACATTCCTGTACAATATAGTCCATTAGACGGCGATAGCAATAATGGAACAATAAACCAAACATCAAAGATTTTTTCTACAAATGCAGACAATAGAGTTTTTACCCAAACAGATAGAGTTGGTAGAAATGAAAGATGTAGATTTTTAAATAATATAATCGCAATCAGAGGAGACTCTTCTTCTCTTCAATACAACATTGAAGGTGGGATGATTAAGTCAAATGATTCAGACTATATAATATTAGATAATCCATCGTCAGATTTTAGCAAGAACAGCCCCTTGGACGAACTAAGGCTTTCGTTTTCTGTTGTAAGCAAAGTAGCAAACTCTCTAACTGTTCCAGATAATGTAAAAATATTGATAGAGTTTTCTCACACTGGACCAGCAGCAACGATACAATATGCAAAGTTTGTAGTTGACATTGATGATATTAGTTATGCACAAGGGACATCAGAAGACAAGCACAACTTTGCAAATAATAGATATATCGTAGCAAAAAGAACATTTCAAGAGTTAGACAAAAGTTTGAGATTTAACTGGCCAGATGTATCCTCTGTAAAAATTTATGCTTGTGTTACTAAAAATAATCTCCCATCGGATTCTTTTTATGTATGCCTAGACGGAATGAGGCTTGAAAACACTACATCAACAAACTCTTTGTACGGTCTAACTGGCTATTCTGTAATTAAAAATGTTCAGGCAAGACCAATTATAAAATCAGCCAACACAACCAATTACATAGAGTTTAGATTTGTATTGGATGTTTAGCCATGAATAAAACCCCAGACAAAGGAATAAAAAATGTTATTATTAAAAAAGATTCTTTGGGAAAGGTGACTGAAAAAAATTCTGTTGTTTTAAGATTTAGGATAATATCAGATGATAAAAATAGAAAGTCTGCATATTCTCAAATATTTGTTGCTGAATCTGGAGAGGTTCTTCTTGGTGTTGGAGATATAAATGTTGTTGGAAATACAATAATGGTTAACTGGTCTGCTGGAGAAATATCAACTCAAATACTTTATGATGTTTTTATAGGCTTTGACTCTTCTGTTCCAACATTTAGGACTTCTACAGGATCTTCAAATTACTCGTTTATTAAAACTGGAACCACATCTGTGCGTGTTGTTGTTCAGGCATCATCCATTAACCCATCTTTAAATCCTGATTTAAAAATATACGATTCTGGAATAGTCAGTCTGGTATAATTATATTATGGCAATATTACCTTTACCCGAACGGGGGCAGCCTTTAGATGTAACATATCTTTATCAGATAGTTAAGGCACTCAATGATCTTTCCAGTCAAGCGTCTACATCAATATATAAGTATGTTACGGTAGACACCCCAAACTCTGGCAAGCAGAGCGTAAAAACGTCCGAGGCAAGAATCATAGGCGGCTACGTTCAAGTAACTTCTGGCTCATCTCAAACAGCAGGATCTACCCAATCATTTTCATATAGTTTGCCAAGCGAGTTTAAGTTTCCTCCAGTTGTTACTGCAACTCCAATTAATATTGGAAATACAGATGCTGGAAAAGATGTTACGGTTACTCTATTAAGTATTTCAACATCTAAGATTGAGGGAGTTGTAAAGTTTAATGTTGGCGGAGATACTACTGTCGGTGTTAACTTATTGATAGTGGGAATTCCTAATTAATGATTTATTGTAAAAGATGTAAAGGAAGAATGTTTGTCGATAGGCAATATTCACAAATAAATAACTTAGAACTATATTGTATGTCTTGCGGATCGAGAACATTTTTTCATCCGCCTAGTAATTCACAGGAGGGCATGTGGCTGTTAAAAAGGGAACAATTGAGAGCGAAGGTTACAATGTCCTCCCTGTAATTTCAGGGAATAAAAAAGTTTGGTTTTTAAACGGGGACCTTGTTAGAATACATCATTTAAATAAGTCTAATGGGATAATGTCTGTTTATAATATAAACAAAGATAGGATTGAAAGTTGTTTAATTAATGATTTTAAAAAAAATAGAGAACGAGCATACACAGTTGGAGAGACTGCTAATTTAGTTAATCGTCATAAAAAATATATGCCGTCTCTTATGCGTAGAGGAATTATTCCATTTCCAAGGGGATCTCAAAAAGGCGGAGAACGAGGTTTTAGGGTTAGATCATATTATTCAGAATCGCAAGTAAAAGAGATTCGTGATATACTGGCTACATACCATATTGGTAGACCAAGAAAAGATGGATTAATTACAAATGATATTACGCCCAGCAAGGCTGAGTTGACACGAAGAATGGGCGATGGTATACTTACATATACGAAAACAGAAGATGGACGATTCATTCCTGTATGGAGTGAGTCTATTTAGCGAAGGGTATAAGAATGGAAAATGAACCAACTAAGGTGTCCGTAACTCTAGGATACACTTTAAATCTAGGCAACTTTCAATCACTAAGGTTAGACCTTGGCGTAACTGACTCAAAGCGAGATGGCGAAAATACAGATCAGGCTTTTGAGCGTGTTTACAAGTTTGTTGAAGATAAACTTACAGCAAAAATTCTAGAAGCACAGACTGAAGCAGAAGCAAAGTAATGGCTGAACGCAAAGACCGCATGGCTTTGCTTAGTCGTTATGGTAAGTTGCACACACAGCGATATGAGCAGAAGCCGTCTCTTAACCTTAATGTAGAGCAGTGGGCTGCTGATGCACTTATTGAGTCTTACGGAATGATCGGTTGTTATGATTTACTAAATTATTATTTCAACATTGCTCATTCCCCTTCTTGGAATTACTTTGCATACAACGCAGAAAAAATACTTCAAATAAAATTAGACAAAGAGCGGGACGATGCAGAAAGAGCAGAGCGTAGGGTAATGGCAAAGGAGTGGTTAAGTGAATAGCACAGAGTCAAAACTAATAACTGCTGTATTGCAAGATAAACAAATACATGTTCTTCTTCAGGCTAATGTAGAAAATCTTCTCAGAACACATGCAGATATTTGGAACTTTATCAGGCTTTATTTTGAAAACAACTCATCGCTACCGCCAGTTGACCTAGTTAGTGAAAAGTTCAGAGACTTTGACCCAGTTCCAGGAGTGGGTGCAACCAAGCACCATCTTGATGAACTTCAGGGAGAATATTTAAGAGATAGCCTAAAAGATATTTTAAGATCTGCTGCTAGTGATGTTCAGCAGGGTGAGGGTAACAAGGCTTTAGAAAATCTAATAACACAGACCTCAGAGTTAAAAAAGAACACTGCTGCTATCCGTGATATTGATGTTACTGACCTAGAGTCTGCTATCGCATATTTTGAAAATGTCAAGAAACAACAAGCATTAGGTCATATTGGTATCAAGACTGGCCTGCCAGGATTTGATAACTACCTACCCTCTGGAATCATGTCAGGGCAGTTAGGAGTCTTCTTGGCATATCCAGGTATCGGAAAGTCGTGGTTGGCTCTCTATTTTGCTGTACAGGCCTGGAAACAGGGTCGTAGCCCACTAGTCATAAGTCTTGAGATGAGCGAAACAGAAGTGCGTAATCGTGTCTTTACCATTATGGGTGAAGGTCGTTGGTCACACCGAAAGTTAAGTAATGGAGAAGTAGAGTTAGAAATGCTTAAAGATTGGCATGCCAAAAATCTACAGGGTAAGCCAGAGTTTCACATTATCTCAAACGATCAGGGTGGAGAAATTAATCCATCAGTCCTTCGTGGAAAGATCGATCAGTATAAGCCAGACTTTGTAATCGTTGACTACCTTCAGTTGATGGCTCCTAATCAGAAGTCAGATAATGAAACGGTACGAATGAAGAACCTTTCAAGAGAACTCAAACTCATGGCTATTGGCGAAGAGGTTCCTATCATTGCTATTTCTTCTGCTACTCCTGATGACGTAAACGATTTGTCTACAGTGCCAACATTGGGTCAAACAGCGTGGTCTAGGCAGATTGCATATGATGCTGACTGGGTCCTAGCCCTTGGGCGAGGTACAAACAGTGATATTATTGAGTGTGCCTTTAGAAAGAATCGAAATGGCTTTATGGGAGATTTCCTAGTTCAGTGTGATTTTGACAAAGGCTACTATAGGTACAAAGATTTTGAAGATAAGTAGGTATAATATGGTATGCCAAAAAATAAGGAAAACATACCGCCAGACTTTTATCACCATAAGTCTTTGAGGAAGTTTTATATTGATGGCGTTATTCAGGACGAGGCTTTAATAGGAAGACTAAAAATAGAATATATAAGATTGCTAGTATCAGAAATGAGGCTGAGTGGATATGTTCCAAGATTTGATATTGACCCAGACTTCACAATAAGGTATAATGAGATAAAAGGTTTTTTTGAGTTTGAATTATCTATACACGGAGTTTACGCAGGGAAAAGGAAGAGCGAATGGATAGCAGGGGTAGACGGAACCAATCCAATCAATATACAGCAGAGCAAGTCAAAAGAGTCCTTACGGGATCAGGCGTAACGGTTGAATCAGAATTAGATGCAGACTTTATAATATTTTGTCCTTTTCACAATAATCACAGAACCCCAGCAGGAGAAGTCCAAAAAAATAGCGGAATGTTTTTTTGTTTCTCATGCCAAAAATCGGCAGATCTAACAGAACTTGTAATGCATACATCTGGAAGATCGTATTTTGAGGCTGCCAGGTTTATCAAGAGCAAAGAAAAGCAGAGTAATCTTGCTATAGATATTGATCGTGCATTAGTTGAAGAAGAAAAGTATAAGCCTTTTGATGAACTAATTATTAAAAGATTACACAACAACCTTGTTGCTTCTGAAAGACCAAAAAACTATTTTTCATATAGAAAAATATATCCTCCATCATTTTCTAAGTTCTCGTTGGGCTATTCCGATAAACAAGACATGGTTACTGTTCCAGTCCATAGCCCAGAAGGAATCCCCTTGGGATTTGTTGGTAGATCAGTTGAAGGTAAAGATTTTAAAAATACTCCAGGCTTGCCAAAAAGCAAAACCCTTTTTAACTTGCATCGTGTAAAGAAATCTGATAGAGTATATGTTGTGGAGTCATCATTTGATGCTATCAGGCTAGATCAATTAGGAATGCCTGCAGTGGCAACACTTGGCGCAAATGTCTCTAGCAAACAAATAGAATTGCTTCAAAAGTATTTCAATAACATTATTGTTATTGCTGATAATGATGAGGCAGGTGGAAACATGAAAGACAGGATAATTGAAAAACTTGGATCTCGTGTTTCTATAGTTAAACTAAATAAACAATATAAAGATATAGGCGATATGACTGATAATGAAATAAAAGATTTAGACTTTTCATTTGACAAATCTATAGAGTCTATGCTAAACTAATACAAACACACAAAGGAGAAAACTATGAGCGTTATTAAGGGACTAAAAAATATCAATGCCCTGCTCGATAAGCCAAAATATGAAAACGACGGACCAAAGATCAAGTGGCTAAAACTTGCTGATGGTCAGTCAGTAAAAATCCGTTTTATTGAAGAACTAGACGAGGACTCTGCTAACTATAGCGATAGCCGTGGACTTGCTCTTGTTGTCAAAGAACATGTTAATCCAAAAGACTATAAGCGTCGTGCTGTAGATACTATGGAATCAGAAGGCCGTGACTGGGCTGAAGAAATGCACCGTAAAGATCCAAAGGCTGGATGGCGTGGCCGTCTTCGCTTTTATTGCAATGTCCTAGTCGACGACGGCATTGAGGCACCATATGTTGCTATCTGGTCAATGGGTATCAGCAAGCAATCATCATTTAATACAATTCGTGAGTATGCCCTAGAAACAGGGAGCATCTCAAATGTAGTTTGGAAGTTGAAGCGTAACGGCCAAGGAACTGAAACAAACTATACACTTATTCCATCAGCACCAGACAAGGAGCCATTTGACTGGAAGGGTATCGAACCATATCCTTTAGAGTCAGCGCTTAAGAAGGTTCCTTACGCAGAACAAGAAGCGTTCTACTTGGGCTTTGATGGTCCGTCAGTAACTTCGTCTACCAACACTGATTGGTAAGATGAACTACGTAGGCTTACATGTCCATACCCACTTTAGTCTTTTTGACGGGATTGCTACTCCAGAAGAATTAGTAGACCGAGCAGTTGAACTTGGTATGCCAGCATTGGCTATCACAGATCACGGAACATTGTCTGGGCATCGGGAACTGTACCGAGTTGCAAAAGCAAAGGGCATTAAGCCTATTCTTGGGCTAGAAGGATATATGTGTTCTGATATATCCGATAAGCGTGATAAGAATGAAAGAGAAGGTCAACAAGATCTTGTCTATAATCACATTATCCTTCTAGCCAAGAATAAAATTGGTTTAGAAAATCTAAACAAGATAAGCGAAATAGCATGGACCGATGGCTTCTTTAAAAAGCCTAGGTTTGATTTTAAGATATTAGAAAAATATAAAGAAGGAATTATTGTTTCTTCTGCATGCCCAAGCAGTGTTTTAGTAAAGGCTTTAGAAGAAGAAGAATTTGCACTCGCTAAGAAGTATATTAGTTGGTTTAAAGATAACTTCGGCAGTGATTATTATATTGAGGTTATGCCACACAACGAAGCCCACATAAATAAATACCTTTTGGATTTAGCAGATGAGTTTAACATTAAGGCTATTGTTACTCCAGATTGCCACCATTCTCACCCAGGGCAAAAAGAAATTCAAGAATTTAAACTAATTATGAATACCCATGCCAAACTTTCTAAAGATGTTTCTTACGCTAAGTCGGCAAAGTGTTCTAACATGATGGACAGGCTAGACTTACTTTATGGTAAAGATAGAGAGATAACATTTAATAAGTTTGATATTCATTTGCTTTCTTATGAAGAGATGAAGGCAGCCATGAAGTCGCAGGGTATTGATAGAGAAGACATATACACAAATACACTATCGCTTGCAGACACTGTAGAAGATTACGAAATTCAAGAAGGATTAAACTTGCTGCCAGTTCAGTATAAGAGTCCAGATAAGGAACTTGCAAAGATTGCATTGGAAGGTTTGACAGCGAGAGGGTTGTCTGCAAACAAGCAGTATGTGGACAGACTTAACGAAGAGTTAGAAATTATCAAGGATAAAAAGTTTGCCCCGTACTTCTTGGTTGTTAGCAACATGATCAACTGGGCAAAGAAAGAAGAGGTTCTAGTTGGCCCTGGTCGTGGGTCATCTGCTGGCTCTTTGGTTTGCTATGCTCTTGGAATTACAGATATAGATCCAATTCAACACAATCTATTGTTCTTCCGATTTATTAATCCAGACCGCAATGACTTTCCAGATATTGACACAGATATTCAGGACACTAGGCGTGAAGAGGTTAAAGACTATCTTGTAAGACAGTACCGACATGTAGCATCTATTGCAACATTCCTTCAGTTTACTGGTAAAGGAATTGTTAGAGATGTTGCCAGAGTTCTGAATATTCCTTTGTCAGATGTAAACAAGGTTTTAAAAACAGTAGATTCGTGGGATGATTACTGTACATCAAAATCAACATTAGAGTTTCGTGAAAAATATCCAGAGGTAGAAGAATATGGTGAACAACTTCGTGGTCGTATTAGGGGAACTGGTATTCATGCTGCTGGTGTGGTTACTAGTAAGGATCCAATCTTTAGGTATGCGCCGTTGGAAACTCGCTCTTCTCCTGGATCTGATGATCGCATACCAGTTGTTGGTATTGATATGGAAGAGGCTGAAAAGGTTGGCCTTATTAAAATAGATGCATTAGGACTAAAGACTTTGTCTGTTCTAAAAGACACTATTGACATAATTAAAGAGCGTGACGGTAAAAAGATTGACCTTCTTAAAATAAATATGGATGATAAAAATGTTTATCAAATGCTGTCAGATGGATATACAAAAGGCGTGTTCCAGTGTGAAGCAGCGCCATACACAAACCTACTAATTAAGATGGGTGTAAAAAATCTAGCAGAACTTGCTGCTTCAAATGCTCTTGTTCGTCCAGGCGCAATGAATACAATTGGAAAAGATTATGTTGATCGTAAACATGGTCGTCAGAACATATCCTATATTCATCAAGTTGTAAAAGAATTTACAGAAGAAACCTATGGCTGTATTCTTTACCAAGAGCAGGTTATGCAGGCTTGCGTACATCTTGGCGGTATGTCTATGTCTGAGGCTGATAAGGTTCGTAAGATTATTGGTAAGAAAAAAGATGCTAAAGAGTTTGACATATTCAAGGATAAGTTTGTAGAGGGTGCTTCTCGTTTTATTAGCCCAAACAATGCTCGTGACTTATGGCATGACTTTGAGGCTCACGCAGGGTACTCATTTAATAAGTCCCATGCAGTAGCGTACTCAACGCTATCATATTGGACAGCATGGCTAAAGTATTATTATCCACTAGAGTTTATGTTTGCACTTCTAAAGAATGAAAAGGATAAAGATGCACGAACTGAATATCTTATTGAAGCGAAAAGAATGGGGATTAGCATTAAACTACCTCACATTAATGATTCGGATATTGATTTTAAAATTGAGGGTAAGGGTATTCGGTTTGGACTCTCGGGGATCAAGTTTATCTCTGATAAGATTGCAGAACGATATATATCGGCACGACCTTTTAAGTCTTACAAAGAACTTGAAGAGTTTACATTCACAAAGGGCAATGGAGTAAACTCTCGTGCACTTCAGGCACTTCGTGTAATTGGTGCAGCAACATTTCCAGATAATCCTAGAAATGATCAAGAGATTAAAGAAAACTTATATGAATATTTAAATCTTCCAGAGTTTAACATTACTATACCTTCTCATTACTACGCTTTTATTCAGGACATTGTTGATTTTGAAGAAAAAGGTTCTTACATATTTATGGGTATGGTAAAATCTATTAAGAGGGGAACAGGATGGTCACGAGTTGAAATTTTGGACAAGACTGGGTCTGTCGGTATATTTGATGATGAAAATACCGCTATTGAGACGGGTCGTTCTTACTTGGTCCTTTGTAACGATAATAGGATTGTATCTTTCATACCGTCTGACGAGATAAAAAGTTCGTCACATGCATTGGTTAAATTTTTAGGATATAAGCAATTGCCATACAAAGATGATGAGATGTTTGTTGTTTCTTTTAAGCCCAGAGTCACCAAGACAGGGAAGAAGATGGCATCGCTAACTTTGGCAGATACAAAAAGAGATCTGCACTCAATAACAGTATTTCCAACATCTTTTGCAAAAGCATACATGCATATTGAAGAAGGAAAGTATTATAAGTTTGATTTTGGAAAAACAAAAGACGGAACCGTAACATTGGAGGATGTACATGTCAGTTAGTATCGAAGAAGCATTAGCACAGTTAGACCCAAAGTTAAGAAAGAAACTTGGCAGTGGTATCGGAGTAAACTTTGAATATCAGCCCACACCCAGTTTCGGATTAAACAAGGCGTTAGGTGGAGGCTTGCCATATGGTAGACAGGTGTTGATTTGGGGAAGCAAGTCTTCTGCCAAGTCTTCTATGTGTCTTCAAATGATTGCCCTTGCACAAGCCGAAGGTAAATTGTGTGCTTGGATTGACTCAGAGATGTCATACTCAGAAGACTGGGCTAGAAAGATGGGGGTAGATCCAGAAAAATTAATCTACTCACAGGCTAGAACAATCAGTGATATGGTTGATGTTGGAGTTGCCCTAATGAATGCTGGTGTTGATTTAATTGTGGTAGACTCTATTACATCAATGCTTCCTGCAATTTATTTTGAAAAGGACACTGATGAAATGAAGGCTTTGGAAAACACAAAGCAGATTGGAGCAGAATCCCGTGACTTTAGTAACGCATGGAAAATGCTTAATTATGCAAACAATAAAGTTAAGCCAACTTTGCTTGTTCTTATTTCTCAGTCTCGTAACAATATCAATGCTATGTATACTAGCCAGCAGCCTTCTGGTGGTCAGGCTACTAAGTTTTATTCCTCATGTGTTATTAAACTATTTTCTTCAGAGTCGGACAATCAAGCGCTTAAGGGAAAGATTAAAGTCGGAGATAAGTTGATAGAAGAAAAGATTGGAAGAAAAATTAGATGGGAACTTCAATTTTCTAAAACCTCTCCAGGATTTCAATCAGGAGAATATGACTTCTATTTTAGAGGAGACGTATTAGGAGTAGACGCAATTGCTGATCTTGTTGATACAGCAGAGTCTATGGGTTTTGTAGAGCGCACAGGAGCATGGTACATTCTTCCAGATGGAAATAAGATTCAGGGAAGAGAAGGATTTATTAATAGGGTAAGAGAGGATCTTGATCTACAAGATATGATTAAGAATAAAATTAGTGGACAAGTATAGCGTTTACGAAGGAAAGTTTCCTTGTAAGGTTTGCAAAAAAGAAGTAAAAACTATTAGAGTATATCTTGCAACTGGTATGGCGTCTTGGATGTGTTCTGATAAACACTTGTCTGAAGTTCAGTTGTTTAAAGTTGGTTACAAGAAAAGGAAGGTCAATGAGCGAGAAGAGTGAAAGTAAAAGAATAAGTGCCAAGCAGCACAAAAACTCTGGTCGCAATACTAAAAAGGGTGACGCTTCTTGGAAAAATTTTGTTGTAGATTTTAAAGAGGTTGAAAAATCTTTTACATTAAATAAAAAGGTTTGGGCAAAGGCTACCACTGATGCTATAAAGAATAGCAAAGACCCAGCCATAGTTGTGGTTATTGGTGAGGGTAACGCTAAGGTCAGGCTTGCTATAATTGAGATGAGTATTTTAGAACAACTAACGGAGGAATAATGGAGCAACAACAAACAACAATAGATATGGTAAATGGTTTGGCAGAGATTGCAGACTATATGGATGATCAGGAGTTGACAACGGCTCTTACTTTCATTGCTAAGATTATTATAAAGCCAGACATACCACTTAATGTGGCAACGGTAGAGATAGTTAGGCTACAGGCAATTGCAGCAAAAATGTCTCTCAAAGCCACTTGGATGGCAAATGTGGACAAGTCTGATAGAGGAAAGAAGAATCTTTACTACACTGCAGCAGAGTCAATCAACAATCTTGTTTCTGCTTTAAAGTACATAATACGATAATCTGCTATACTTATACTAACAGAAACGAGTTAAAATGACAAAAAATTTACTACATACAGTTATGATAAAACAAGAAGAAAAACCAGTTCATTCTATGGATATTGCCGCTTTAGAAACAAAAATTAAAGAAGGGTATACGATTAATCGTGTAGATAAGCACACTGTCAAAAAGACTTTTGCCCCTTCTACTATTGCATATGGACACGGCGAGTGTGCAAGATATTGGTACCTTGCTTTTGATGGACAAGTTTTTGAAGATAATGCAAGTGCATATGATGCAGCAAATATGACTGCTGGAACACTATCACACGCCAGAATTCAGGCAGCAATGATGAATTCGGGAGTAGCAAAAATATATCGCAACGATGATAATGAAGCAACTACCGAGTTTAAAATCACCCACAGCGATCCTCCTATCTTTGGATATGGAGATGTTATGCTTGATTGGCAAGGCGAAGAACTCATTGGTGAAATTAAAACAATGATGAATGAGGGTTTTGAATATAGAAAGGCATCTGGTAAAGCCAAGACTGGACACCTTATGCAACTACTTATATATATGAAGATTTTAAAACGGCCAAAGGGTGTTATGATTTATGAAAATAAAAACAATCATGAACTTCTTTTGATTCCCGTAGAAGTAAACGATCATTACCGTCGGTGGGTAGACCAGGCATTTGATTGGATGAGGACAGTTCGAAAGGCATGGGAAGGTAAAACTTTACCAGTCAAGAACTATAGGTCTAATTCCAAGATATGCAAGTCATGCCCAATCAAAAAGGCATGTGAGTCTGCAGGGACAGGCGTAATTAAAATAGCGCCCCTGGAGATTCTCGGTGAGACATTGTAACTTTTGTGATAAACAATTTGATCAATCAGTATCGTATCAGATATATTGTTCGGTAGAATGTAGAGACCTTGCAACAAAAGAAAAAATTGCTGCAAGGTATTTGCAATCAAAAAGAGCAAAAAGAAAAGGAAAGATAAGGCCTTGCAAATCCTGTTCAATGCCATTATCAATATACAATGATCATCCCATTTGCACAGCCTGTTCTGTTAATCCAGATGCAGTTACAAAAGCACTAAAGAAAATTAAGGACAAAACTAATGGTAAAAAATAAATGGGGGCTAGAACTAAAGCCACGCACCATCTGTGCTATTGATGCCAGTACTAACAGTCTTGCTTTTGCTTTGTTTGAGGAAGAAAATTTAAAAACTGTAGGAAAAATAAACTTTCAAGGTAATGATATATATGAAAAGGTTATGGATGCGGGTCAAAAGGTAAAAGCATTTTTTGATATATACGAAGGGTTTGAAGCAATAGTCATTGAGCATACGGTATTTATGAATAGTCCTAAAACTGCTGCAGATCTTGCATTGGTGCAAGGAGCAATACTTGGATCAGCAGGACAGACTGGAACCAAGATTATTGGAAAAGTTTCTCCGATAACTTGGCAAAACTATATAGGAAATAAAAAAATATCAAAGGATGAACAACTGTTTATTCGTTCTCAGCACCCAGGAAAGTCAGAGTCTTGGTATAAAACCTATGAAAGAAATCTTCGTAAAGAAAGAACAATTAAGTTTATTAATACTATCTATGACAGAACTATTACAGATAACGATGTTGCAGATGCCTGTGGCATTGGACACTGGGCATTAAAAAATTGGGGTAAGGCAATAGGGGTTGACAAATAACACCATGGCTGCTAAACTATATACAAGCGAGACTTATATGCGTAAGAGATATCTTATGGATAAAAAGACTCCAGAAGAAATAGCAAAAGAATGCGGGGTTAGCGTGGAGACAATCTATGTATATCTTGCTAAATTTAAATTAAGGAAGTCGAGACGATGAAAAAAGTATTGCTACCTATTGTTGTATTTATTGGAGTTTTTTCTGCTTTAGCGGGAATAACATTGATTAGGCTATCTAAGAGTATGGAAGATTGGGAAGCATCGTGGGAAGAAGAGGATGAAGATGAGTTCTGAGACACAGTTTACAATTGCTCAGGTTTGTGATGAAATTAAGGAAATGCTTATTGCTAAAAATAAATCCTATGGAGACTCTGCTTTAAATCCAGTTAGAATTTTTGCTACCTCTGATAGTGTAGAGCAGTTGCATGTTCGTATTGATGACAAGTTGTCTAGAATAACTAGGGGTGGATCTTATATTGGCGACAATGATATAGACGACCTTATTGGATACTTGATATTGCTAAAAATAGCAAGGGAGTTAAACGGTGTCAACTGAAGATGATTTAGTTAAGCACCTTGACCAGGTTAATCAAGTAGTAGAAGAATACCTAAAAGGTAATGACCCAACTGCAATTTCAAAACAACTTGCTATACCAAGACAAAAAGTGGTAACACTTATCAACGAGTGGAAAGTCATGGCATCTGCTAATGATGCTATTCGTGCTCGTGCTAAAGAGGCACTTGCTGCAGCAGACACCCACTATAGTAAACTGGTGTCTCGTACATACGAAGTTATTGATGAAGCATCAATGACAAACAATCTTAGTGCAAAGACTGCTGCAATTAAACTTGTAATGGATATTGAGTCTAAAAGAATTGACATGCTACAAAAGGCTGGACTTCTTGAGAATAAAGAGTTAGCGGAAGAGATGATTCAGATAGAAAGACGGCAAGAAGTTTTAATGGGAATTCTTCGTGACATAGCGTCTGAGTATCCGCAGATACGAGATGAGATTATGCGTAGGCTTTCTGATATTGCCAAGAAAGATGAAGTGATTACAATTGTCCACGATGTTTGATGATTTTTTAGAAGCACTTAAAGATAATCATTTTGAAGAAACTCCAGTTGACGCAAAGACATTTGTTGAGTCACCAGACTACCTTGGTCAGCCAGGCCTATCAGATATTCAATATGACATTGTTGAGGCAATGAGCCAAATATATCGTAAAGAAGATTTAGAAGATTTGATGGGGCATGAAGAAGGTGCAAGATACTATGAAAAATATACTAAGAATGAAATTATCCTCCAACTTGGAAAGGGTAGTGGTAAAGATTTTACTTCTACTGTTGCTTGTGCTTACATCGTGTATAAGTTACTATGCCTTAAGGATCCAGCCAGATATTTCGGTAAACCCACTGGGGATGCCATAGACCTAATCAATGTTGCTATCAACGCACAGCAGGCTAAGAATGTTTTCTTTAAAGGTTTTAAAACAAAGATTGAAAAGTCTCCTTGGTTTGCAGGCAAGTATAACCCTAAAGCAGATTCAATTGAATTTGATAAATCAATTACTGTTTACTCTGGACACTCAGAGCGTGAATCACATGAGGGACTAAACCTTTTACTTGCAGTTCTGGATGAGATTTCTGGCTTTGCATCAGAGGTTGGCACAGGAAATGAACAAGGAAAGACTGCAGAAAACATATACAAAGCATTCCGTGGATCTGTAGACTCTCGTTTCCCAGACTTAGGCAAGGTTGTTTTGCTTTCTTTTCCAAGATATCCAGGAGATTTTATTTCAGAAAGATATGAATCTGTTATTGCAGACAAAGAAGTAATAGAAAAGAAGCATGAGTTTGTAATTAATCCATTATTGCCAGAAGATGATAAAGACAATAGGTTTGAAATATCGTGGGATGAAGATCAGATACTTTCATACAAATACCCTGGAGTCTTTGCACTTAAAAGACCTACATGGGAAGTAAACCCTACAAGAAAAATTGACGATTTCAAGATTGCATTTATGACAGATCTTGGAGATGCCATGATGCGCTTTGCTTGCGTTCCAACATTTGCTTCCGATGCATTTTTTAAGCAGGCAGAAAAATTAAGATCCTGTATGACAACTAGAAACCCAATAGATGATTTTAAAAGATTTGATGAATCATTCAAGCCAGACCCAACCAAGAAGTATTATGTACACGCTGACCTTGCACAAAAGCACGACAAGTGTGCGGTTGCTATTGCACATGTAGAAAAATGGGTAAATATACAAGTAATCAATAACTATGAACAGGTTGCCCCAATAGTAGTAGTAGATGCCGGTTAAGCAGTGGATACAAAACCTAAGAAGAATAGGTTTTGACATTGGCACAGTGTCTTTTGACCGTTGGCAGTCATTTGATATTCAAAATGAGTTAAATCAGGTAGGAATGAAAACTGATACTGTTTCTGTTGCTAAAAAACATTATGAGGATATGGCTATGTTGGTATATGAAGAAAGGCTTGTTATGCCAGCAATAGAGTTATTGTTTGAAGAATTAACCCAGTTAAAAATTATGAAAAATGATAAAGTTGATCACCCCAGGAAAAAATCTAAAGATTTGGCCGATGCTGTGTGTGGTGCTATTTTTGGTGCTATATCACAC